TTAATAATTTTCAATGCTATCCATCCTTTATCCTTAGCATACTTGATACACTTACTTTGTAGTTCTTGTTCGCTCATATTGTTTAAGTGTAAAGTTTTTCTTTTGTGATACTGTTTTATAAATCTTTTCGGTCAACGAATCTTTGCCAAAGATAAAAAACACATCGTTTTCTTTTCGGTCTTTTGTCGTTAAACGGTCTATTGACTGAATAAACATACTACCACTAAATCCAAATGAATAAAATACTAAGCAATGTGCCTTTGATAAGTTTACTCCCATAGCACTTGAATACTGCTGAGAAATAAAATGTTTATCCGTTGTATTAAACTCATTTAAATCGCTCGTAGAGTTAGGGAAAACTAACTTTAACAATTCAAGCTCTTCCACGTAATAATAGAATATCGCTAATTTTTTACCCTCAAAGTAGTCTCTAATAAATTCAGCTTTGCGAGTATTAAGAATCATTGATTTCCCAGACTCAAATTTAATTGTGCCTCCTTCAAGCATGTGAACTTTCTGCATTAACTTTGCTCCCGAATCTGCTAATATTACGTTTTCTTTTCCCTCAATTATTAAATCTTTCTCTAAACGTTCAATTAAGTTTCTGCATAATGTAGGGTAATAAATCACGTGTTCTTTTACTTTTGATTCAAATCCGCTTTGTTCTTGCGTGAACTTAATAATATACGGTTGTATTACTTCGTCAATCAATGCAATTTTTGCATCGGAATAGTCGTTAATCATTGCATACCCCATATTCTTTTGTTTTACGTTTACGAATGTTTTAGACCACTTGTAAAAATTAACGTCTTTGAACGGGGAATAAGAACTCAACCAGAATTGGTGGTACCATTGTGAGTAAGACTCAGCAGCTGGAGTTCCCGAAAGAAATATAATAGGCAACCTTGAAAAACGTAACTTAAAGTCTTTTGTTCTTTTGCTTGGTTTTGGAAACGCACTCATTGAATGTGCTTCATCTTGTATAACAACATCAAAATCATTATCTGTTACCTTTTGCAATGACTCATTATTTATTACCGTTAAATCAAATGTAAATCCAAAATCTTTGTAATCACTTTCAATTGAACTAATCGCTTTTTTCTTTGTTAGAAATAGGACTTTCTTTGCTCCATACAGTCTGCAAGTCTCTAATGCAGTTGCTGTTTTCCCAACGCGTACGCTGAATTGAAGATAAACTATTCGCTTTTCTTTTAATATGTTAACCGCTTTTTTAGATAGGTCAACTTGGTAATCACGTAGTTTTAAAACGGACATTCTTCTATTTTTTTAAATTCGTTATTACTTGTAATTTCAAACCATCTTTGACCATTTGAATTTCCTTCCGTGTATGTCTTACCATAGTAAGCGCAATACTTTTGTATCCAAATTGTAAAACGTTTAGACTTTAACCAACTTCTAAAATCTTTATGTTCCTGTAAGAAGTTTTCAAAACAAACACTTTTTATTAGTCTGTTGTCTTCTTGTACGTTTCCATCTCCAATCCATTCTAAAAATTCAGAAGATGTTTCATTGATTAATTTTCTATGCTCTAAATTCGTAAAGTCAAATGGTACTAATCCCTTTTCAAGATAAAACTTTTGGCAGTTAATCATAAAATGGTCAAACCTTGCCCACTCATTTTCGTCCCAATCATCGAATAACATATGACCGAACTCGTCTAAAGGTGTATGATTCGCATTAAAATAACTACTCATTTCAACTTCAAACTTCCTACGTTCGAAAGAACCACCAACACCTCCAATAGTGTAGTTCGTTGTGATAACTATTTTAGGTGATTTAGTAACAGGTAGCTTGATTGCGTCCTGCCCTTTATATTCTAAGGTTATACCCTCTGTTATTAATGAGAATAAAGATTCAAACTGAAAGTTCTTTTTAACGTCATCAAATACTAAAAGTTGTGTATCAACAGGAACCGACTGATAAGGAAATGATTTAGTAAATTCAAACGTTTTACCATCTATTGCAGATACTTTTTTCATTTTACCCAACGCATTCCAAAATAAAGATTTCCCAGAACCACCGTTTGGATTGTCAGAAATTGTTTCATCGTTGAATATTATCGCTTTATTGTTTGCACTTGTTTTGTATGAGTGCATCAAGTAACCAATAACAGATTTTAAACTTTCGTATTTATTTTTGTTTTGTGACGAAGCTAACCAAAGAAATCTTCTAAACTCTGAGTCATGGTGGTCTGCATCTATAAAGTCACGGTCAATTACTTGTTTTTTCCAAACAAAACCTTTTAAGTCTTCATAGTTCATTTTTTGGTAACCATCTTTAAAAACTTTGATTACACAATTACGATAGTATAAAATTGCAAAGTCAGAAGCATCCTCTTCAATATTAAATTTTGCAGTTTCTAACATTGATAAGTATTGCGGTGTAAATGACTTTGTACTTCCTGCTACTAAATCAAAAGGCTCTAAACTATCACTACTTAATAATTCGTTTAGTACATGATCCTTAATTTGAAATTCTGTTACTTCGTCAACAAAATTACCTTCCTTAGTTATGAAAGTAAAAGTCTTTGATTTATCAATTGGAAAGTGCTTAAAGAAGTTTTTGTTTTCTAAATAGAATTTAAACTTGTGATGTGAAACAACTAACTTCCCTTCCTCGTTGTGACTCCAAAATTTGTTAACGTCAATTTTACTTTTTTGTGCATTTATCTCAGCATCTAATTTCTCATCGCTTAAGTCAGGAAATGATTTTTTAATATAGTCGTTTGTCTTACCAACTAAAATCATATTTGAAATGGTCTTCAATTTAACCTTATCTTCAAACTGTTTTGTGCCAAAGTTAGCGGTATGCTTATAAGCAGAATTTATTAATGCTAATATTTCTTTGCTGTCAAAATCCTTTTGCTCGTTTGCTAAAATATACCTTTCTGCAATAAATCTTTCAACTCCAAAATCATTAAATGCAAGTGCTAATTTATGGAAGGAATTGTTACGATTTACACCGTTATAAGACTTCTTAAACCATACCATTAACCTATTAGCTATTTGGTCTTGGTCTGTTAAAGGAATGTTTGTTACAACTCCTAAAGTACTGTTTATTTCAACAAGTTCAGTTCTTTCAAAGTCAACGTATAAATCAGATTCTAAATTAATATAAATTGATGGGTCGTATGATTCAAAACATAGTCGAGAAATGTCCTGTCCTGAAGTATCGATTGTGTTATCTCCATACTCTTTGTTTACCCATTCAAAATGCTTTACAATTGATTTATAGTACTTGTTATATTCGTCATTTGATTCTATACAAGGTATTTTAACCAAAGCCTTTAAACCATCTCCAGATGGACTTATCCAAGTAGAATAAACATAATTGTCTTTTGATAATTTATCCTTTAACTCTAAAACTAAATCATAGCTTTTAAGTTTGTCAAAATCCAATATACATAAACCACTTGCCTTTTTTAAATTATCCTTTGACCTTGTGGTAAATGTACCAGCAAATGTAACAGCAGGCAATTGTAATTTGATTTTAGATTTCTTTTTTGAATCTAATTCTGACCTTACTAATTCAATTGTTTTTTTACTATCTCCATTTCTAATACGGTCTAAGTAAAACAACACGTTTTTAGGTCTTCCTATCGGTGTGTTCTGATAGGCGTCTTTGTAAAAGTCAACATTCATATTAAAATAAAGTTAAAGTACTATTTTTTTCTGCAATACAATCAGCATGATTCTTTGAATTAATTTTAAAGTAAGATTCTTTTAATTCAATAGATATGCTCTTACGATTCATTTTTAAAGCGCAAAACCCCTCACTTCCTATTCCTCCGAAAGGACTTAATACAGTCTCGCCCTCATTAGAATACAAATGTATTATTCTTTCAATTGTATCTAATTGCAAAGGGCAAATATGTTTTTCATCGTTTCCATCTCTTCCGCTTCTATATTGTAATGTTCTTGAGTAGTCAATATCATACCAAACTGGAGAAGCGTATTTTTGCCACAAATCCACTGGTAAATAATCACTTTTGCTTTGGTCTTTATCTTGATGAGTAATTGGAATAACATTATCACCTTCATTTCTGAAAAATAAAATATAATCGGGAATACCTACTCTTGTCATTGAACTATCTTTTTTTATAGTCTTATGTAGTAAACCTAATGCTTTTGTTCGTTGCATTTCAGTAACTGGATTCTTCCAAATTGTAACTCTTGAATGATAAATAAATCCTTGTTCTTGAAACCAATCAGTTATCATTCCGCTAAAATCTCTCAATCCAATATAACCCTCTTTACCTTTTTGAATAGGCAAATCCATGCAATGAATAGCACAAATTCGACCAGATTTAAGAGTTCTTTTTAATTCAGGAATTAAGAATTTGAAATGTTGCTCAAATTGTTTATAATCTGAAACATTACCCATATCCTCTTCTTTATCTGAATAAACATATAATTCAGCAAATGGAGGACTAAAAACTACTAAATCAGCTTTATTATCTTCTATTTTTTTAATTTCTTGAACGCAATCACCATTTAATAAATGGTAATCATTTGTTTTAATTTCTTTATTGTTTATCATAACTTTTGTTTTATTTGCTTTATAATCGTTTTCTGCTGAATATTTAGCCATTTCTTTAATCATTTCAAAATGTCTTTCTTGTTTTTCTAAAATAGTTGATCTTACATTTATTTGTGATTCAGGAATTAAAATATGAACAGTTACTTTATTTTTTTGTCCGAATCTATAACAACGTCTTACCGCTTGATAAAATGCTTCAAATTTAAAATCATAACTCATAAAAATCATTTGATTACAGTTTTGATAATTCATACCAAATGAAGCTATGGATGTTTTTGTTACTAAAGTTTTAAATTCATTATTTGCAAATCCATTTAAATATTTTGCTTTATATTCAGGTTTATCAGAACCTTGTACATTAATAGCATTATCTAATTTTTTTACAATATTATCTGTTTCATTGTTTTTTAAACCCCAAATTAACCATTGATTGTCGTTTTGATTAACTAACTCAATTGTTTTTTCAATTCTTAAATCAAATGAACGATTTAAATCTTTATGTAAATCAGTAGCACTTACTGCAACATCACCAAATAAAGTATTTGTATTATTTTCAACTGGTATAATATGTTCGATAAATTCAATTTCAGGTAAATCGTAACCATCATTATTAAAACCTAATGTTTTTGGATTATCACAAGCCATAGACCAAGTAGATACGTACTTCCAAAATGGATCCTTTGCGTGTTTTCTTAATCTCCATTTACTTGTTTCTCCTCCATCGTGAACGAAATACATAGCTAACATTTCTAAATAGCTCATAGCTCCTAAAAACTGCGAATGATTACCTAATTCCATATGGTCGTTTGGTGAAGGTGTAGCAGTACAAGCTAATTTATATGGAGTTAATTTAAAACTTTCAATAATTAATTGACTTGTTTTGCCTGAATTGTTTTTAAGGATACTACTCTCATCTAAAACAACCCCTATATATTTTGAAGCATCAATATTTGATAGTTGATCATAGTTTAGTACATCTATATTTGTATTTTCTATATTAAATTTACTAAATTCTTTTTTTGTTTGTTCTACAACTGCTAATGAAGTAAGAACCAATACATTTCCTTTTGTTTCTTTAACTACTTGATAAGCCCATTCCAACTGCATTAGTGTTTTACCTAAACCACAATCAAAGAATAAAGCAAATCTACCTTTGTTTAAAGCTGTTTTTACAGCATATTTTTGAAAATCAAATAAGTTATTATTCAATTTACTTTCATCAATATCAAAACCACTTGATACAAATGTTTTCTTTTTTGTTTCTAAAAAATCTTTGTAATCCATAATTAAATATGTTAAATTAAAAAGCCCCATCAAAGTGTAGAGGTCGGATGTCTACAAATTGATAGGGCAATGTCTTTACGTGTTACTATGGTTTCCGACCTAACACTTTGCAAATATATAAAACTATTTTAATTAAATACAAATATATTGTAATTTATATTCATTCTAAATAAGATGCGATTTGTACTTAACAACACATATAATTTACGATTCGGACTCAAAGTGTACTTAAAAGTGTACTCGCTTATATTATTGTTTATCAATTATTTACAACTAAAAACAGGCTAAAAGTACACATTTTTTATATTTTTCCGACAACTTGTTTCAGCGGTAAGAATAAATATATTTTTTATATAAATAAATATATAATAGTACCCTAATATATATAGTATAGAAGGTTTCAAAGTGTACTTTGTACTATTTGGCGTTAACATATTGTTTTGTAGTTATTTAAGTAAGTACACATTGTTTTAAAAAAGTACACATCAAAAAAAAACCGACTTGTTATGTCGGTTTAGTTGGTTAAAAAGGAGGTTGCCAGCACTCACCTATTTTGTTTTGCTTATACGGTTCTATTTCACTACTAAATAAACGTTTTGTTTTTATAAATGTACAATCACTTATAGTTGTTATCTCAGCGGTGTAAATATTGTTTTCATACATTACAATTGAATCTCGCTTTATTTCAGTTATACGTAAACAATCGCATGGTTTTACTTCTTCTTTTGAGCATCCTGTTATTATTAATGCTGCTGATATAATTATCTTTTTCATTTTGTTTCGTTTAATGTTTCTTTTAATAAATCTATTGTTTTTTTAGCTCCAATTACATCTGATACTTTACCTATGAATAAATAATGCATAGACCTCTCTTTTGCTTCCATTTTTTTATCTCTTACATAAGCTTCTTGACATTCTGATGGGATAAGACATTCTAATTCGTCCCATAAAAAATCTACTGCTGATTTCATTTTTAAAATTGTTTTAATAGTTTAATATAATTTTCATTCGTTGCATAACCTATTTTTTTAAGAAACGCGTAATAATCTCCTTTAACGTATCTTTTCGATTGCCAAGCCTTGTAATACTCAACGCACTCTGTTACGCTCTTAAATCGCATTAATTTGCCTTTTAACGTGAACCCAAACGCGTTGTTGTACTCTCTAAACGCTCTACTCTTTCCATTTCCTGTTTCAAGTCGGTATTGTGCGTACACGATTTCTGGGTGTTTAATCCCTTTGTTCTTGATTTGCTGTAAACTCAATTGAGCGCCACAAAGACTGCTCATCGTCAGACAGCTCGTCAAAAGTAGGGGTTTGATATTCGTAATCTTCTTCATTGTATGCTTCGTTTTTATGCCCAAAATATAGGCTTGTTATATACTTTTTTCCTTCCCATGTTGCTATTGCGTGACCAACAACCGCAACGGGTACGTTTAAATGTTTAGCGATGTCAAGCTGAATCCATCCAGCTTCAATCATATTACGCACACGGTCGTAAATATAATTATAGTTCGAAGGGCTTCTCACAATAGCAATTTATTAAAATGTTTTGAAATGGCGCGTCCTGGTCGTAATCCGTAACCATGTACTCACCTGATCCACCACACGTGATACATTTGTTTAGTTCCGCAAATTCATCAAACTGCTCTAATTCCATTGTTGTGCAGATGCGGTCACCCTCTTCGCTATATACAAGCCCGTCATTGATGTATAAGCGCTCTCTAAGGTCTTCAAACGATGCGTAAACACTATCACTATCAATCTTCATAAATTCAACGTCTGAGGGCATAATTAGCGTGTCAAGGTTAAATAATTTATTTATTATCTTTTTCATAGCTCAATCCTGTTAAAGTCCAACTTAATAATGCGAATCCAGTCCAGAATGCTGTGGATGCGTTCCAATACTGATTTACAAATCCAACAATGATAATGCAAACCAATGTGTATAATAATCTTTTAGCGTTTTTCATGTCCCATAATTTTAAGAATAAATAAATAGTTTTCGCCCGCAACCTTTTGCGCTTCGGTTACTAACTGCTCTGAGAATGGTACTTTGTCGAATCTGTTACCATAGCCAACCTTTTCTCTAATTTCTGAAATTTGGCTTTCAATTAAATCTGCTGTTTTCATGTGTTTATGTTTATAATTATGTAGCAAATATATATATTAATTATTAATACACCAAGCTTTTGAGCAAAAAAAAAGCGATTAATTTCTTAACCGCCTAAAACACACACTATAAAAGTACTAAAATTCTTTTAATAAACAATAGGTTATTCTGTTTTGATTCTTGATAAGGTTAATCACCATGTAATATTGTTCAGTGTTATTGACAACCTGGCAACCAGCTGACCAGCCACCTATATTTTCACCTACTACTTTCTCTAAATAACTACACGTGTGAAAGTTGATACCATAACCACTGCCCGTAATCGGCGCTCCTATCTCTTCACTCTTTCCGTCTTTATCACCATCACGATAAACAATGAAGTTACCTACTTGACGAAGGGCAGGCATCTTACCTTGGTGTAAACCAAATTTCCAAACGTCGTAGTAAACCTCATCAGCTTTAACAACCGCTGCTCCAACCTTGTTATACTTAAGAAAGCCACCTTGTAATATTGGTGTGCCTGGGTTTGTTGTTCCCGTCACAACCTTAACGAATTGCTCTCCGTTGAATAGGTAAAACTTGTCATCGTATTTGTTAGGCGCATCTTCTTCACTACGCACACCAACAATCCAATAACTTTGTGGAACACCTTTAAATGATTTTAACGATTTAACTCTTTCGAGTAGTTGTTTATCCGTGTAGTTCTTAACGTTGGTCATCGATAGTTAATTGAGATAAAACACCAGCTACCGACCCAACGGCAACCATATAACCGCCTACAACTGTAAGCCCAAAAGGTGGCGCAACAAATACTGCGCCTAAACCTCCGATAACTATTCCTACTGATTGCACTTTCTTCCAAAATTTTGGTGTCGGTGCTAACCATCTATTTTTTAAACTCTTGAAAACTTCCATCTGTATATTTTATATAATAATTACTTGAATCGTGCCAAATTGTATGCACTATTTTACCGTTTAGTTGTTGCCCTTCGTAGAACTTACGCTTCATTATGGTGTTGGCAATGTGATTGTAAACTCAATTGGCGTGCCTAAAACGTTTTCTAACCCATCAACATATTGAATATAATAAACATTATCAATATAGTTGTAATTAACCCAATAAAGTGTATCGCCTTGTGGGTTTGGTAGCCCTTTGTAAATAGCGGCTTGATTACGTGCTGTTATTGCTTCAGCTTCTGTTGTATATGTATATCCTAACATAATTAATATATTGAATAATGATTATTAATATCTGAAGACATTCCTGTTCTATCTGCTGATTTGTCAGAATTATAAATAATTATTTCTTGAACATTACCATCATAGGAATAAACTCCATAATTAGCAATAAAATTAATTGGAAGCGCACTTGAATTAACTGAGTTATTATAACTATTTGAACTATTATTTAATTGTCCTACAGCTTGATTTGTATTTCTTCTATTTGTGTATGATAAATGTTGTGAAGCAATTATTGAATTTGTTAATGAATATGTATTAGAAAGAGTAGTGGAAATAATATATGTATTTGTAACCACCATTGGAGTACCTCCAGTAGCTGGCTCTGCAAAGTAATTTCCCCCCCCGTTAGCTTGATTTAATAAAACGTAATAACCATCGCTAATGACTGTTTTTTTAGATACCCAAAAAGTAGTAAAATCATTTAATGTAATAGTGCTTGAAAATGCAAAATTATTTGAACCGTTTAAATATATAGAAGGTTTACCATTTAAAGTGACTAAACTCCCAGAGTTATATATTATCGGTTGACTTGCTTGGGCAACTTGCCCAGCATGATTATTGTTCCCTGATTGGTCGTACCAAATAGAAACATAACCGCTATTTGCTCCAACAAATGAAGAAATAGAAGTAGTATCTAAGTTTCCATTCACAAAGCCAATATCCTGTGATGCATTGTCGCTTGAACGTCTTACACGAATAGCATACCCTGTGTATGATGTATTTAATTTGCGTAACGAATATGCAGCCGTTGCACCGCTATACGTATCTAAAAGTAATGGTAAACTCGCTCCGCTACTACTTATTATCCCGTGATTTGCTAATATCATTTAAATATATTTTAAGTTTAATTATGTTTTCGTCTTTTGGTTTGTATTCTTTCTTTTTCTTCATAGATACCAATTCGTTAAGTAATTATTGTTTTGCGGTATTACATCCCCGTTTGTGCTTGTATTGTACTCTGGGAATAGGCTTGAGTTATTGCAAATATAATCTAAAAATCTTTGTGAATACGATTCAGCAATACGTTTTTCTTTCTCAATTAAGTAATCAACCTCCTCCTTCGATACTATCTCGCTATTCTCAGATTGGTGCTTATATATCCCCTTATTTGAAATTGTGTAAGCGCAGAATGGTAAATATTCAACCATTGTAAAATGTATCAGCATTGGCTTTAAATACGAGCGTACAAGCGTTATGTAATTGCCCGCAAGCGTATTGTTGGTTATATCCGTTTTTATCTTATCCAATAGCTTTGTACCTGTGTATTGTTGAATCCAAATATTTTGGGCAACCAGTACAAATTGAATCACTTTGTCAACGTCCGTGTTAGCGTTAAGTGAGGTGTATTCTTGTAAGTCTTTTTTCGATATTAATAGTGCTTCTGCCATGTCTTATTTATTTAGGTAAAAATCCTTTGTTAGGCATATCAATTGGACGTGTATAAACTCGTTTATCGTTTGTCGGTGCTATTTCTCCTAACTTTCGAGTTTGCGCAGGTGTGAACTTCTTAGCTAATGGTGAGTTAACGTCTGATTTTCTTAAGTAAGTTTCTCTCACCCATTTATGGTGACATGCTCCACCGCCTTTGTATAACCAAACATCATAAGTAGTTGCCCCACGTGGACCAAAACCGCCCTCTGTTCCATCAGCTCTTGTACTTGTTTGGTTTACAATTTCACTGCTCATTCTTACAATGTCTTCTTTACGATATACTTTGTTAGCTTGAGTCATTTTCTTACAGAACAATCTTGACTTTTCCGAAGTATCACCAACGTATCTGTAACGATGTTTGAATATTTCACCATCTTGTAAGCTCTTTGTGTTTGGTCTTGCTGTGCCTGTTTTAACTAAGCTTAAAACCTTTGATAATTTTGTAGGCTCGTTTAATTTGCGTAATTGCTCGTCCAATTCATCTTCAAGCTCATAGTCTACTTCGTGGCTATCAATCAACACCCACTCATCTAAATCAATATCCTCACCGTATTTTGCAACGTCTAATTCATCCTGTGCGCTCATTTGCGTAATGTTTCCACCAGCTTGCTCAGGTGCTAAACCAACCAAACTTCTAACTTCGTTTGGTGTCATTGATTCAAGCACTTTATTTGCAACCAATGGTGAAAGCGAGTTAATACCGTCGATTACACGTTTAGAATCTCCTGCAATCAATTCGCCACTTGAGTCTAAAGGTTGTAATGTTTTAAAAGATAATTTTAATGAAATACCATTGAAAGATAATATTTTGTTTATCATTTCAACTATCATCTGTTGTTTTGGTTTAATAACCATGTTTTCAAACAACAAAGCGCCTGTTTTCATTTCATCAGCATTGCTACTAAATCCAGTGGCAACCGATACCCCAAATAGTAAAGGAGTAGTAACGTTGTGAGAGCGTAATATTTTGAAGGTAGATTCATCACTTAAATAAGAATAATGGTCCGCAGCATCTTGCAAAGGTATTGTATCTATCGTTGTTTTTGTAGACTCGTTCTCATTGAATGATATTACAACTTTCTTACCTTTTGACCCTGTAAGCTTACCAATTACAGAATTAGATATCTCATCCTTTTGCTCGTCCGTTGGTTGTCCATTGTTAAAATTCACAATCGTCGTGGGAGCAAAGGAGTTACTAACCTCGTTTATAAGGTATTCAGCTATTTTCTCTTCTAACAATGCGTAATCAATCCCACCTTGATAATCTACGTTTGAGAAATATTTCATACCTGCAGAATAAGGCGCTAAATACAAAATCTCTACTTCTTTTTTAGATGTTCCAAACGCATCAAATCGTTTAGGTACGTATTTTTTTGGGTCACTCCAATTGTCAGAATAGAAATATCCTACGATGTCCCCATCTTGGTTACATTTCTCAGGTCTTAACAACTGAATAGGCGTGTGGAAAGCCCTTGTAATAGCCTTATGTCCTTTGTCGTAATGAATCTGTAAGGCACATTGCCCTAAAGCGTACAAATCAAAGATAATACGCCTTAAATCATCTTCCTTAAGAATAGATAGTAACTGCGCCCACTCATTCGGCTTCATTGCGCTATCCGTAGCCGTTAACCCTTGACCAAATATTAATCGGCAAATGTTATTAATTACAGCGTTATTAGTAGCAGAATTGTTATATCTGTCAATTAAGAATTGGTAGTAGTTATTATCTTCACCATATTCTACCCATTCATTCTTGTTATTCTCAACAATGACAGGAGCAGTATAGGATGATAGTTGTATAATATTATTCATATATAATAAATTCGTTGGTTGTTACCGTTTGAGTAAAATTTGAGCTTGGATTATCAGTGCAAAACACACGTCCATAGAACCGTATGTCGTTTGTTTTTCCAATCTTGCAAATATACGTATGACCTTCTTTTAAACCAAATGTAGCCGTTGCCGTGTGGTAATAGTCACCCGTTGCGTATGTAGTAATATTAATCGTTGTGGTTACGTTTGTCTGTTCGTCGGTAAGAAATATCTTATCTGAATTCCCCGTGCCTTCACGTGGGATAAAATACACCGTTTGTGGACTTGTGGATGTCGTTAATACTATCATATAATAGTATAACTTAAAATTAGTGTTTTTGTTGCAAAAAAAAAAGAGGGGCTATTAAACCCCTCCGTAAATTAACTTGTAACTATTGTGGATTGTGTTTTTGCAAAATCTGAGTTTGTTAAGTTATTGTAAAAAGCATTTGTCCCCAAAGGCACGAATTGTGATGGCAAAAGCTCTTCAGCTTGGAAGGTCAATGAATAACCGCTAAATTCTGAAAGCGCACCACCATTATTTATACTTCCTGCCGTTACATCACAACCTCTAAGTAGTCCAACTAAGAAAAATTGCCCTTCGTTGTTTTCAACTAAAATCCTTGGTTTTGCATACGCTAAAGTTTTTACTGCGTTGTGTGTTGCAATGTCCTGTTTTTTTAGTTTAATAGTCAATGTTTGACGAAAGAAAGTAGTACCGTTTTCACGTGAACTTACTATTTCTTGGTCATAAACATTTTCGTTAGATTTAAGTTCAAACTTATATAAAGAAACTATACCTTGTAAATAATCAATTGACTCATTAAAATCATTGTCTAAAACATAATCAAATGTTGTAGCCATCGGTGTATTTTCTTTATATATAGAGTTTGACGTTATGTCCTCGTTGATAAAGTAAACGTTTGTAAGCCCTGCAAGACTATCCTTACACGGCTCTACACGCCCCGAAGTTATTAAGCAAGCCATGGTTAAGCAGTTACAACAGTTGCACCCGTGAAACAATCAGAAACAATAGTTGTTGAGCTTGTAATATCCGTGAATGGTGCCGGTAAAGCCTCTTCAGCGGTAAAAGTCAAACTGTAACCGTTAAAATCTGAAAGCGCCCCGCCATTATTAATACTTCCCGCCGTTAAATCAGCTCCTCTGTACAATCCCATTAAGAAAAATTGACCGTTGTTATTCTCCACTAACACGTGCGGTCTACTATAGGCCAAAAGTTTAATTTCTTTGTGCGTCGTAGCATCTTGTTTTTTCAACTTAATTGTTAACGTTTGTCTGAAGAAAGTTGTCCCAGCTTCACGGCTTGAAACGATCTCTTGATCAAATACGTTTTCGTTAGATTTTAACTCATATTTATATAAGTTATCAACATTTGTCACCGCAGTGATTAAGTCATTTGAGAAAGTAACATCAGAAGGTACAATTTGAAAGTTAATGAAGTACACCGCCTTCAAACCCCCAATTGCCTCCTTACATGCTTCTGCTCTTCCTATTGTTAAATTGCAAGCCATAAAATTTAAAGTTTAAAAAAAAAGGAGGGAATATACCCTCCCTTTAATTGGTTATTAATTAGTTAATTAGTTAGCTGAATTTGTGATACCATACGTAACTATGTCAGATACTGAATGATAATTTACAGCCATTCCTGCTCTAAGGACAAATCTGACATTTTGTGAACCGTCCGTTGCCGACATGTCCAAAATTCGAATTTCATTTGCGTCATTTAAAAGTCCGCAGCCAAAAAACAAGTTTGAAGTCTCAGCAGCGATAGCAGTGTTAGCAGCCAATCCGTTCGCTACGAAAATTGGAATACCGTCGAAAGTTAACCCTTGACCATTATACCATTGTGTACCCTTAGCTTCAACACCATTGTTAGATGTAGCTGCGACTGAGAAACCACCTAAAGCTCTAATGTAAGCCTTAGCTATGTTTTGAGAAACATAAATTTTCAAGTCAGGCGAACCGTACAAAGCAGCTGGAATTGCATCTACTATCAAGCCTAATTGAGCAACGACATTTGAAGACGTAACCGTAGTACCTGCAACCTCATTTGCAGTTGGTAAAGCAGCATCAGCAGCTAACAATGTAGCAATACCGTCAATTTGTCCAGCCGTAGCCGTTGCACCTCTCCAAATAGAAACCTCAACCGCCTCAGCAACTTTCTCAGTGATGTAAGCTAATAAGTAATCAACGAAAGATTTAGCCAATACTTTATGAGCAGAAACACCCATTTCTTCAGCTTCCCATGTAGCTTCAAAATCCTTTTTACACAATTGTAGGTTAACTTGGAAATTTTCCAATGTCAAACTTCTCTCACTTAAAGTAACCTCAGAAAGTGCTGTAAAGTCACACGTTGCATTTTTCAATAAAGCATCCGTGCTTAATTTATGCATTGTGGTTTTATAAGCAATGTTTGGAATAATTGTCATCCCTCCGTTTGCTAATGTGTTACCAGATAGCAACGCTGCTTTTACCCATAATTTGGAATCTTGTCCAGCATATGAAGTTGAAATGTTAACTGTTGTAGCCATTTTTTATTTGTTTATTTGTTGTTATATACTTCTTCTAAAATTCTATCTCTTAACGATTTAGGCGTGTTAATTGCCAAATCTACTCTCTCCATTGGTTGTACGTTCTCAGGATTGAATTGAATCGGTTTAGGCTCTGCGCTAAATTCGATTACATCCGTTGGTTGTTCTTCAACTACTTCTGGAGTCATTGATGATAACTTAGTTTCAAGCTCTGCAATCTTTGCCTCCATTTCTGCGAAGTGTTGTTCAGTGATTGATACAACTTTCTTTGGTTGCTTAACTTCAACTTCTGGAGTCACATCAGCTTCAACAGGCATTTCTTCTTCTTCTGATTCAGCAGGCATTTCTTCAATTGAAGCGATCATTCCTTTTTCTTCAACGACCAATAGTCTACCGTCTTCAAGTTCGTACTTTCCAACCTCTAAAGGTACTGGTTCACCTTCCGGAACTACAATCATAACACTTGCACCGACCTCAAATGAATCAGCTTCGATTACAGTGTTGCCGTCGATTAACTTCATTTGCTCTAACTTCACTTCCATTCCTAAAAATGTCTTGATAGTTTTCAACGCATCTTTTATTTCTTTATTCATAAACGTTTTTCTTTAATAACTTATTTAACCTCGTTCTGTTGTAATTTCCCGTACTTGAATAGTATGGTTTACGTTACTTACTACTTGTTGTTCAGTGCTTCCAATACCTTGTGATTGACCGTCGCAACATTCTTTTGAATACGTGCCATCTTTGCACTCACACCCTTTTTTACCTCCTTTTCTCATTCGCATAATACACTACCTATTTCGTTAGTTTTCTGTTTAAAATCCTTATAATCAAAATCTAATTTATTACACTCTTTTACAAAGTCTAAACCAATGTAAGCAACGAAGTAACCATCCTTAAAGTAAGGTGCAACACAAAGCGATTTGATACCTTGTTTCTTTAATGCTAACCTTGTGGATGTTTCTTGTAACTTATTAATGTCGGTGTACTTACATTTGTCTAACATAACCTCCTGTAAGAACAAAGGGAATAGGCTAACAGGTAGTTTCTGTAAGTTTCTTGATTCGTAGCTTACACCATTGTTACACACTTCAAAGCTCATAGACGTATGATTTCGGTGAGTCCCATCGTAATACATTACATTGTTAGAAAACTGAAATACATAAGCCCTATCTGCTCCATATTGAAACATTAACTCGTTAAGCATTTGTTGAATCAAAACATTATTATTAATGTCTTTTTTTACTTCGTCAACTTTCTCTATTTTGGTTATTACTACTTTCGTAACTAAAGACTTGTAATAAAAAAGAATGAGACCAAGTAGGATTATGATTAGCACTATTGTTCTTGTCTTCCTGATTTGCTCTAAAATGTACCTAATCTCATTCATATTTTATTAACTTTTAAATTGTCGGTTTGTTGTAAATTACACGGGTATTTTGATAACGTTGAAATTGAAATCCGTTACTCTTACATCTGCTGACCCTGTATTTCTTACAAACAATTCTACATAGTCAGTAGATACCATTTCAAGAACTGCCTGCGTACTTCCCCCATGCTCAACGTTTGCAGTTGTCGTTCTAATTATACCCTCACTTTCAGCTATTATGGTACCGTTCTTTGCCACTCCAATACTAATTGATTGATTCGATGTCGCACTTCGTGTTGTCGCGTTAACCGTTACTAAAAATGACCCCGTGAATGCTCCGTTGTAAGTTAGTCGGTTAGTTGTGTGCGTGAATTTAGAGTTTGTCCCACTCGTTGTCGTACCACTTGCTTTAACCCACACGTTAACGTTACTTACTCCAATAGTTGTATCTGTTGCGTTGTTAACCATGTACATGAAGCCCTTTGTCGACGTGTTATTGATACCTACACAATTCACAAATAAAGCTTTGTTATCCGTGTAAGCTACACCGCTTGTATATGTTCCCCCACCACTAAAGTTTACCGTGTCTAAAATGTAGCGTTCATCACCTATACTTGCACTCGCATTTACATTTATCCCCGTCTCACCACTCAACACTACAAATGATGAGTAAATGATTCTAAACCTTCTACTAACCGTCAATGTACTTGGAAGTATAAAAGCCGTTCCCGACGTTCTACAATCAAATAAACAGTTACTCATTCCTATCGTTCCTATTGACCCGTCAAAGGTTAACCCTTGAGAATTTAGAAACGCACTGTCTGCCATAATAAAATTGGTGTAGTCTTTTATCGTTCCCACCGTTGCGCAGTCGGTAAAGTTTACCCCGAACCAATCCAACGCAGTTGTTGTGCCGTCACCGTCCAAATTTATTCCCGTTCCATGTGTAATAGTTATATTACGCATTGGCAACGAATAAACCGACGTAATCAAAGCCGTCCCACTACTTAACCCTGTTGATTTTAAAATACAACTTTCAGATGACCCCCCAATGATAGCGTTGTTTGTTCCTCCTACTAAACGGTCACCTGTTAAATCAATCGTTGTAGTAATAAAATAAGTAACCTCGTTTGCAAGCGTTATAACACCAGCCACTGCAGGCGGGAAATCATTCTTGCTAAATACAAATACAAAATTATTACCAGCCAATCCCGAAGTTGGATTTAAAGATGTTATAACACCGTTTATATTCGTGTATACTTGGTTGTTTGCAGTGTCTAAATAAAACTCAGCCTCATAAATATCCGTAGCTAACCACGTGCCATCCCTATGGTCTGAACTTACGGGTATAGTTGGCGCACCACTACCCCTCTTTATTAATATTCGTTTTGTTACGTCGCTCATAAATTATATATATCAGAATTAAAACTCGTTCCTAAACCTCCGATTAACTTATCTACATCCTCATCAACACCAAAGCCACCAGATACAATAGCGTTGTTTTCATCCTCTAAATAGGTTTTGAATTGCACCATAGCTATCCTGTTCGGTATCTCGTTATCTGTGGGCTGTAAAAATAAAGAGTCACTATCTGTTACGGTAGTGACTGCTCTAAATCTTATAAATGAAGGTGTTATTTTGTTATTAAAATCAGTCATTTTACAATGCTAAATTCCCGAATACATAAGCCTCCGTTGCAGAGATAAAAAGAATCGTAGCACTCGAATACTGAGTGTTAATTTTTAATTTACCTCCGTCACTTCTTAACGTTACACCCGAACCAGCGATTGTAGTTTGTCCTGCTCCGTATTGTGTTACCAACACTTGTTGACCCGCTGTGAATACTCCTGAAGGTACGGTTAAAGTGTTCGCCGTTGCTTTGTTCATTTCAACAACTTGACCGTTATCAGCAGCTACTAAAGTGTAAGAATCAGTTTTACGTGATAAACTTAAATCAAGTACTTTTTGTGAAGCGTATTCCACCCATGAAGTGCCAGACCATTTGTAAGTTTTGTTAGTTGAAACATCGTTTACAAGTGTGCCAATAGCTGCGTTTGCATTTGTTAAGGCATATTCCCACGAATCACCATTGAAAAACACAACCCCTCCTGCGGCGTACAAATAGTTTATATTCTCAAACGCAAAAGAACCAGGAAGCGAAGTTATAACACCTGATACAGGTATTGCGTAATCAGTACCAACACCGATTTCTTTAATCACACCATCAGCATGATATTTTAACTTGCCATCGATGTAGTGGATTGTCCCGTTTTCTTTTACTATTCCTGTTTCACTACTCAACACATCAGGCTGCACTTTCCATGTCGCGTTATTAATAGTTTGCGTGTTGTCAATTATTGTTACTCCCATTTTATATTGATTTTAAAATTTCCTTAATTTCGTTTACGATGTCCTCGTGACTTTCCGCTTGTAATTGGTCTAAGCCGTCAAACTTACCCTCAATACTAAACCCTTTGAATTTACCGTCTTTGATTTGTTGCCACACCTCTTCATTATACACCTTCATTTTAACAACCCAACTACCCTTAACAGCATTTAGATTGTACAAATTAGACTTATCGAATTTCTCATCTTCAACTATCCAGCTTTCGATTAAGCTCACGCCCTCAACGCTGTGTTCATGGTCAACCGTAACGTTGTTATTGTAGTTCTTTTTAAGATAAAGTTCTTGTACTTTCGCAATCGTTTCTTCACTAAACGAAATCGTAAATTCTTTATCCTCTATACGTCTGTATATCTGTTTGTTAGGCACTAATGCAAGTCCTACAACTTCACGTTTCTCATCGTTAGTTACCTTCAGTTCTACGCTTATTTCACTTAAGAAAATAAAATCTTCTTGAATGGCGGGCTTGTCGACTAATGAAATCGCAAATACCCCTTGTTCATCGTCCTTAATTGTTAGCTCTATGTTCTGCATATCTTTATAACTTAAATTTTATTAAAATGTTGCATTTCTTACCCTATTACGGTCTAAGGCTTGCGCTGTTGATACTTCACCACTCACTACATACGCTTTAACGGGTTGTTGTTGTAACGCTCCTAATTGCATCTGTGGTTGTGCTTGTATAATATCAAAGCTTGGTGTACGTGGTGCTGTTGCCGTTGGTGTGTTGCCTCCTGCGTTATTTCCTCCTCCTTGAAATTGTGTGTTAGCAATTTTTGCAATGTTCAAAGCTCCAATCGTACCTATCAATCCAGCCTCAACAAAATTTAAACCTGTTGCCACTTTACCAAGGTTACCGCCTCCACTTAATGCAGCTGTAACACCTTGCGCAGTGTTCATAATTGCCTGACCAATGTTTACCGCTTTATTCAATTGGAATGCTTTCTTTTGGTCTTCTTCATTACCTTGAGCAAATAAGTCAGCAACACCTTGAATAACACTAAACGCTTGACCCGCCATTCTAATTTTTTGTTCCTTAGCTTGCCGTTCAATTGCCTCTTCTTTTTCTACTCTTATCTTTAAATCTTTTATATACTCTTCGTTTGCTTCTTTGTTTATTTTAGCTAATTGTTCTCGTTTTCTACGTTCTTCACTTACAATTTCATCAGCTGTTTTTGGTTTTAAAGTATTTATTTCTTCAAGTTTTTCACGTTCTTTTGCTTGTTTCTTTTCTTTAGAACCTTTTACAATTACATCAACTTCTTTTCTATTTTGTTCTGTTTGTTCAATTAATAAGTCCTCGTTATTTCTTTTTATATTGTCAGTTAACCCTTTAATTTCTTGAACAATTGCTTCACGTTTTTTTCTATTGTTTTTTACAAGCTCGTTATATTCTTCACGTGATGAAGCCATGACCCCTAAATCAGCTTCACGTAATGCTTTCAATCTTTTTCGAGCGGCTTCAATTTCAGAATAAATACTTGCATTTGTTTTCTTAGTGTTACCCTCTTTTATTTTAGCTAATTCCTCATCTGATTTGCCTAATGCTCTCGCATATCTTAACCTAAAATCTAAATCTCTTTCAAGTTCTTTTCTACTTTCTCTTATTTTAGATTGCTGTCTTTCTAAACTATCATTTAAATCTTCTTGTTTTCTTTGCGCTCTACCTGTCCAATCAGCCCATTCAATAATTTTTGGCAATAAAACAGCAATAGCAGTAACTATTAATCCTATCCCTGTTGCCATTATAGCCCCTCTAAGTGTTGCAAATGCGGCTACAACTTGGTTTTTTATTACTGCACCTAATTGTATAAATGAATCTTTTGCCTCTCCAATTGATTGCAAGCCATCAGCTAAAGCCATAGCGCTTTGAACCTTAAGCAATTGCTCTTCTACCGCTTTACTTTCAACACCAATCAAACCTAAAGCACCTTGATAGGCAGCGAATCCACTCGCAACACCGCCCAAAGATGAAGATAATGCTTTGAACTTTGCATCAGGGTTAAACGCATCCGTTAACGCCTTCGCATCTTCAATCTGATCTTTTAATTCCGCTGCTCTTTTTGCTGCATTGGCGGCCTCTTTAGATGTTACACCAAACTGCTCAGATAACTTAGCTACTTCTGCCTGTGCCTCTCTAAGTTGTGATTTTAGCGAGCCTAAATTATTTTTAACCTCTAATTCAATTATTTTCTTTTCTGCCATTTGTAGCTTGTTTTAAGTATAACTCCCTTTTAGCTTGTTTGTAGCTTTCACGAACCGAAGTTGTAAGTTTATATTTGCCTTTAGCGATGTCTATAATCTCGCTTTGTCCGTAGAAGTCGCCCGACTTCAATAGTTGAATAATTGTGTTAAGCATCTTGGTATATTGTTACGTATAATAAATCATCACGGTATAAATTAAAGCTTTGAGGTAGTCCCGTTGTGTTTTCATTTACCTCCCATGATAATAAAGTGTCTTGAGTATAAATTGTAAAGTCACCCCCTATTACACTTGATATTTGAGCCGATGATTTTCCATTCTCTAAAAATATTGGAATCTGAACAATGCCTCCAGCAGCACCGACAATAGGTAAGTTAATATTAACAATAGGTCTAAAATCATTGATTAATGACAAATCAACTTCCCCACTTGTTAAGTTTACTTTCATTTCATTAATTATATAACGTTTGTCTCTAATTATCAAACGGTCATTTAGCTTTAAGCTTGTAAGTAATGAAATTGGAAACAATGCTTTAACGTTTGTTAGTCTGTTCTTTTGGTTGTACAAGTTTTTTAAATAACTATCGTAATAATTTAAATACAATGAGTTGTTTATTGACGTACCATTAAACGCACTGCCCTCTACTGAGAAATGGTTAGAATATAATGAATTGTTGTATGTTAATTGATTTGTTAAAGGCATGTACTGAGTTCTTTGGGTAACGGTGTCACCTGTACTAAACCAAAATGCAATACCCGTTTTTAACGCATCTAAATACAAAAGAATAGGCTTGTTATCGTAGCTTTCAACTGAGTTAATTGTATCTAATATAAAAGCTCTTGGAGGTTCTAAAGCGTTTGTTATATCTTCTTTTGTAAATGATATATTTTCAAATGGAACATCTATTTTATATTCACCTCCGTCATAATTTGCGTTTGAATCTTTATAACTTCCAAATTCACGTGCAAACCTTGAATCATATTCTTTATTTATAAAGCTTTCTGACTTCTCATAATTAAAAGATATTTCTTTGTAAAGCTTATGTCTCTCTATTGTTATTTCATCCGTATCAATGTATTCAGTAACATCTATAATAGCGCCTTTTGTATACCAATCATCCAACGGTTCGACTTGAAAGTTGTCTACTGATGTAGCATAACAAGTAAGATTAAACATTTTAAATATACCACTTAAAAAGTCAGATATTTTAATGTCAGGAACATGGTCAGAGGGATTTAAAAAATTAGTAGTAGTTACGTTTGCACATGTAATATATGTGTTTGTAGTTATATCACCACCTCCTAATACCACAATTAAAGGAGATGCACTTGTTAACGGAACATTTGAACGTAATCTAAAAGTATAATTACCACTACTATTTGCTAAAGGGAATTGGTCAGGAACACCACCCGAACCTACTGAAGTGTATGCAGCAAATGTATTTACAAATTTACCATCTAAATAAACATCTAAAAAATACCTTTCAACCGTTGAATGAGTTATCTTAATAGTAAACTGCCCTTTCTTTTTTACCATTGTGTTATTAGCTAAACTATAAGTAGCTGTATCACTTGCTGAAGTCCCGCTAATAAAATCTAACTCAACTGAAAAAACTTCTTTAAACGACTTTTTATTTTTAAGCAACAAAAACAATTCTGTAAATAACTTTTGATTAAAGAAATTTGAATTAAATGTTACACCATACTTTGTCTGTATTGTTTCAAATATTTTTTTTACACGCAAAGAAGGGAATAACTCATCGTAAACAATAGGATAATTAGTATTACTTATATCCGTATTTGAACTATCACCATAGCTCCAAAGTCTACTCGATGAAATTAAAGGGTATCGAATATCATAACTTGTTGCAGATGTTAATCTTGTTCTTACTTCTGAACCATTATAAGTATGTCCGTAACTGCTAAGATTTAAATCTTTTAGAGTATCATCCCCAAACTTATCTTTAAGGCTCGTTAAATCGCCGTAAAACGTAATAGAATAGCTTTCCACACGTCCTTTAACTACGTTCGAACTCTCGATTGATATTTTCCCGCTCCTAAATGGAATCGTGCCTACCTCAATAAATGCGTTTCTTCTTATGTTCGGGTTGTTTTCCGCATCTACATCAGTTTGGTAAAAATGTTCAAACAACCTATTGTTATGTGGTGAAGCCGGAATAGTAAACGACTGAGTAAAATCCGTGTAAACCTTTGCAAGGTCTTGAACGTTTTGAATCGAACTATTAATCT